TTGTCTTTCACATCAAATGAATATGAATAGTCGTTTCTGAAAAATCTATGGGTTGCTTTTGAATAATTCCATTCGAGGCTGGTTGACTTTCTCTGTGATGTGATTCTTTCTACAAATAATCTTTGTGTTATGTAACCTGTACCATCACTATTTACTGTTAGAGTATCACACACATTTCCTATACCTCTTAATGTGCATTGTATATTATTACTTTGTCTGTCACTATCATTTGAAAAAGTGATACTCGGATTGTTAATATTATTAATATCAACAGGATTTGTTGGTGTAGGTATTGCACTTTGAGTTGATTTACCGTACAAAGTTAACCCAACAATGTTACAATCACTACTATCATTAAGCACAATGCTAGTTGACTTATCTGTTGTGACTTTAATAGCGTTTTGTAAAACATCTGCTTTAAGTTGTACAATGTCTGTAGCGTTCTGCTTTACTGCTGTATCGTTGCTTGTCTTGTATGCATTAAAGTCTGTATTATCAACTTTATCTACTTTCAATACAACAATATCAGCTTTGTTCTGTGCAATGTCTGCACGTGGTTGTTCTGACTTTGTTTCAACAAAATCCCACACACCTTTTACGCTAGGATAAGTAGTTGTGCTAGGGTGTGTAATCACATCAACCTTATTAGATAGGCTTTCCTTGCCATTTACATTCGTATTAGTTGTTGCAATTTCTCGTTGTGCTGTTTCTTTGACAATCTGTAAATTGTCAGCAACCTGACTAATATTAGCGTTTAAAGTTTGTACATCTGTTTTGTGCTGAGCTTCAATACTTGTTGCTCTGTTCTCCCAATCAGTTCTATTTGTGTTAACTGATGACTTTAATGACCTAATAGCACTTGCTAATAGTTCATTTACATTGATGAAGTTACCATCATTTGAGTAAACAATACTAACACCTGATGGTACTGAACCACTTACAATTTCAACATTGCCAACTGTGTTATCAATATAAATTGTCTTTAATGAGGTACACCCACTAAATGTACCACTATTAATTTTTGTAACATTATCTGCAACAAATACTGTTACAATATCTGTCTGACTTGTCGCAAAACTACCTGCACCCAATGCTTTCGTTGATGTTGTGTTCTTTAGCACATTGTCTGCTGTAAAGGTTGCAGAAAAATTGAACCTAGTACCTTGAATAGCTTTAGCTATATTCTCATCCATTTGGTTCAAATTTTCTGCATTGATTGGTGTTTGCTTACTGGGACTATTCTCCCAATTAATTAAGTTGTAGCCCATTGTTTATCATCATCTCCTTGATATTCTGAACTTTCTGTACTTACTTGGACAGTAATGCCAACTGTTCCGGATAAAGTTCTGTTAAAAATTGTACTTGTAATTGTTGGAGTGTCCTCTACGCCTGTATTTAACTGTATGGTATCACCCGGTTCTAGCCACCAACGGTCAAACAGATTAACACTAAAGGGACGATATTCATAGAACATCCATCCACCATAAACTGCACCTGAGGGTCTTATAAATTTACTAACAAGAGTTTTCTCTGTATTACAAGAGATAAATTTGTTATCACCGTCATAATAATTTTGCTTACCTGATGTGGTTACTATATTTTCTGTGTATGTCTTGTCCTTGCTGTACTTAAATCTTGCTTTAGTTATCTTAGCAACTGTGTAATCTTCAAAATTCAAGTCTGTATAATAGCCAACAGTATAAACATCTGTTACATCCTTTTCTTGTGGTAATTTCTTAAACTTAATACTTCCTTCCCCATCACAAAAAGCAAACTTTGCAGAACACTCACACAAATCTTGAAGCAAATTAAGTACTGTTAATTTACCGTTAAAAACTTCTTTTACAATTGTAGCTGATAAAGAAAGTTTTTTATCATCTTCACTACCATAAAAGTTACTGTCAACAATAAGACCTTTTTCTTCGCACATATCAATTACACATTCTTTTAAATCTTTAATTGTTGCATTTGGAGAGTAAGTTGCAAAACCAAAGAACCAAGTGTAAATATTAATTTTACCGGCTAGATAAAAGTTATCATAAGCAGTAACTTCTTTAATAGTTTTATTCTGTTGTCTTTTTGCACTATCAATAGTTCCGGTAAAGATACAAGCTGACTTATCTACTACTTTACAAGGATAAAGTTCACCGGATGGGTACAAGTCTTTTGACGGATAAACATTATCCAAATAACTTTGCTTTATGTACACTTTGATTTCTCTACCTACTAATTGCTCCTTAAAATTAATAGTGCTAAAAGTAAGTTGTGACGATATACACCCACCAAAACGGAGTGTGCTATCGTCACAAATAGAATTAGTTAATTCAAGGCTGTCAAATACAATATTTTCATTTGGTAAAATGCTTTTTGTATCTGTAAAGACAATCTGAATATTTCTTGATATTGTATTTTCCAGAAGTTTCTTCTTAATTTCAAGGTCCTCAGCTTTATTCTCGCTAAACATATACATACTACATCACCTCAGTATTCAATCAATTCAAATGTAATAGGGTTGTACTGTATGTCATTTGATGATGCATCCATTACTGAAAATTCCACATCAGGAATATAGAAATAACCTTCCTTGTATTTGTTTTCTTCATCATTCCAATATTCAACCTTACACTTTCTCTGTGTAGAATTTACAATACCTTTATTGATAATATTCTGTATCTTAATCTTGTCATCAAGAAAAAGAATATGAGTGGAAAAAGTAATATTAGTTTTGTGGTTTGATAAAGTTTTTCTTTGCAAGTCACCGTTATTATCTCTTTCAGCAGATACTTCCATTCTTTGGTTTGGCGTAATGGAATACTCAGCAATACACTTATTAGGAAATATGTTTTTATTAAATGCAATTAGATAACCTTTATAGTTCGCCATATATAACCACCTACCTTATACAAATGCCGACTTACCGTTATGCCTTTTCTTGTACATTTCATTCTGCTTAACAATCTCTTTGAAAATGTCGCTACCGTTGATTTTTGCAACAAATTCATATGTATTTCCACCTTTATTTCTAAAGATAATAAACATTTCATACATTCTCTTTAGATACAGTAAAATCTGTGAAAGTATCTCTGTGTCCCCATTGTCTGAACTTTCCTGAATCATACCTTTAAGTTTATTAAGAGGTGAAACTACTTCAGGGTTACCGGAGGATGCACCCATATTGTCACCTACTACTGCTAAGGTTGGAGCTTTTACAAGACCACCTTTTGCAAGATGAGGAATTTGTGGAATATCAAAACCAAACTTCTTACCACCGATACCCGGAACCCACTTAGGTACATCAAAACTAATTTTATTAACACCTTTGATAAGTGTATTAAGACCGTCAATTAGGAAGTTGATAGGTGCTTTAATAAATTTAAGAATTCCATTAAACAAATTCTTGAACCATTTACCGACACCGGTAAATGCTTTTTTAATAGCGTTCCAGGCACCTTTGAAAATGTTTCCAAACCAGTCAGCAACGCTTGTAAACGGTGCTTTAATTCTGTTCCACATTCTGCGCATTGTTTTTGATACACTCTTATTTTGTGAATTAACGCCAAGTAAAAAGCCTTGTGCGGTGTAACGTCCGATTTTTTTCATTTCCCTTGACGGTGAGCGAATTCCTAAAGTTTTTTTAGCCTGTTTCAAATAGCTTTCTGCTAATTGGTTTTTAGTTGTTTTCAGTTTGTTTGAATATTCCTTTGTTCCTTCTTCCAAACCAAAATAAATATTTTTACCTGATTTTTTAGCTTCTTTTTTTAGCTGTCCTAAAGATTTTTTAGTATTTTTTTGCACATCATCAAGCGAAATTAAACCTTGATTGTAAGCAAGTAAAACTGCTGACGCGTCTTTATAGTTACCGTTCAATACACCTTGCATTTTTGAAAGCTCAGTTGTTTTTGTTTCAAGTTTGGTGTAGCTAGCTAACGCTTCCTTGTAAGGTTTTTCAACTTTTGAAAGTTGTTTAGTGTAGCTGTTAAGCGTTGCTACTGCTCCTTGATACTTTGTTTGTGTTGTCAAGTACCCACTATCTGTACCATATGAATTTGGTTTACTGTTTTCATACCATATTAATGTATTTTTCAGTTTTTTAACTTTTTCGTCTTGCTTTTTTAGTTTTTGAATGTATTTATCGTAATCGTTTTCGGCTTTGTTTAGTTCGGTTTTTGCCGATATTTTTGATTTCGTTGTTGTTGTTGCTAAATCGCTAATGGCTTGTTGATTAGCTAAATTTTTGTACTGTTCGATAGTCTTTTTAATTTCGGCGCGAATAGTTTTTTGATTGCCTTTAAGCTTAATTGTGCCGTTTTTAGACACTTGAACATAATTGTCCCATACCTTTGTGAAATTTGGGACATTGTCTTTAAAGTACTTAACAATAGTGTTAAGCTGTCCCGCTTCCTCGGGTGTTAACGTTGCTTTCTTTAACAGTTTATCAAGCTTTTTTTCGTATTCATCAATTAACGCGTTATCGGTGTAAACCTTATCCAAACTGTCCATAGTTTCCGTTAAGGTTGTTTCTATATCGTCTTTGGTTTTTTCCAAATCGGATGAAATTTCATCCATCTTTTGCGAAAATTTTCCCGCTTCTGAGGCGCTCCAGGTCAGCTGATTATATGTTCGTACAGCTGTAACAATAGCACCAATAGCTGACGCGAAGCCGAGAAAAACAGCAACAGCGGGATTTTTATTGATGAAATTAAAAAATAGACTAATAGCGCCCCTAACTTTATCAATTCCGCTTGCGATTGTTCGACCCGCTTTAAATACTACAATAGCAGTACCGACCGCACCGAGCGCACCCGCAATCGCACTAATATCGCCAGCACTCATACCGTTTATAACCTGACTAACAAAATCTAAAGCGTCGCCGAGTGCTTCAACTAATTTTGGAACCGCTTTTTCAATAGTCCACTTAGCAAGAGGTAACAAGACATCTTTATAAGCTGTTTTCAACTTTTCGCCAACCGCTTTTAGTAGCTTTCTAAATGTGCCTGTAAGCTTTTCGACCGCTGACATAATCGGGTACAAGTCGAGATTTTCGAGCCAGTCAAGGTGAATTTTCGACATATCAGCCACCCAACCCGTTATATCTTCAACAATACCGAGAATATCACGCCAAATTTTCTTACCCAATTGGTTCTTGTTCCACGCAATTGTTATACGCTGTCTTAGTGCCGTAACTGAGTTATTACAGTTGCGTATAATTTTTAAAATGTTAGTCCAAATTCTAACGCCTGTTCCGTCGCTCCATACTTTGCCAAAATCGCGCGCCATAACGTCAATTAAGCGAATTAAGCTGTTAACTCTATCCATAATGGATTGAATTACCTCGTCGCCTAGTCCACCTTTTTTCCAAGCTTGCGTAAAAGCTTCCGCAATTAAGCCTATATCGTCAATACAATGCTTTAGCAATCGCCGAATATTAGTTAAGATTTTATCGCCGGTGCCATTTTTCCAAATCTTCACCCACGATTGACCGATTGCACCTACTGCGTCTTTAATTTTGTTAAATGTATTTTTTATACTGTTAACAACGTCACGATACTTATTTAACGCCTTGTCAATTGCCTTATTGCTCGTTTTTGGCTTGCCTGAAACCGCGCTAGAAGGTGTTGAATTGTTGACGCTTGAACCTATACCGCTAGTGCTACTACTTGTTAACACGTTCAGCTTATCAAAACCCGCAAGGCTTTTTTTAGCTTTTTTCGCACTATTAGAAATGTTCTTAATCGCGTCAGAACTGTTATTAGCTTCATTTGTTAAGCTTGAAGCTGATTGAGTAGCTTTGTCGATTGAATTAGAAGTGCTTTCACTACTTGTATTTCCAAATACGTCGTTCATAAATGATTTGAATTTATCAGCTAGTGAAGTAACGCGTCCTAACAAGTCGTTAATCGTTCTTAAAACGGGATTTAGCGCACTAATTAAGCCTTGACCGATTGTAGCTTTTAGACTTTCAAAGCGTAATTGTAAAATCCTAGTTTGGTTAGCCCAACTATCCTGAGTTCTTGCAAAGTCACCTGTTGCATTCTTCAATTGATTTTGCACAAAAGCGAAACGCAAGCTAACTTTTTCGGCTTCCGTCATTGCACTCGTTGTTTTTCCGTAACCGTTTGCAAGCGCATAACTGTCAAGCGCGGTTTGTGTCATTACAATGCCTAAATCTTTTAGCGTTTCAGTTTCACCGCTGAACACCGATTTTAACTTTGTATATGCTTCGTCTTGCGAAATGTTATAAAAAGACGCTACGTCACCGGCTAAGCCTGTAAGCGCTGTTGACATATTATAAGCTTGTTTTTCGCTGAATCCGAACGCTTCCGCCATAGAACCGAACGTGCCGACGTACTTTTTAGCCATTGTTTCAGATAAGCCAAATTGTGCGCTTGCACTTTTCGCCCACTTGTCAACACTACTTGACATATTTTTAAATGTAACATCAACAACATTCTGAACTTCAGCTAAGTCTGAACCCAGGTCTATACAACTCTTACCAAACCTAGTTATCATAGCAACACTAAAAGCAGTACCTACTACCTTTGCAATTTTGCTAAAAGAATTTGAAATCTTTGAACCTGCATTATTAGCTTGTGATTGAACACCACTTAATGATTTAGCAATTTTACTACCGGCATTATTAGCTTGTGTTTGGATGTTATTAAGTGACTTTTTAAAACTGGTGCTATTAAGTATTAAATCAATTCCAATTTGTCCTGCTGTTGTCATTAACACACCTCCTTCCTAAAAATGGGTATAAAAATAGCGTACACCACTTGATGTACGCATAAGAAAAGCCACTCTATTACAGAGTGGCTAATTTGTTTATTATATCATTTACGGTTTCCAATGACACTTCTTACATTCCGGGTCATTACTATATGTATTCATTGTATGGCAATTTGGACATTCCCATTTGTCATTCTTAGGCTTAGGAGTACCACAACCACAAGAACCAACATAGTTCTGATTGATTTTGCCACAGTTAGGACACTTCCATTCGCCTTTTGATGGTTTTTTCTTGCTTTCTATATCATTCTTTATAGTTGTGGACATTGTGGCATTTGAGTCTTTCAAATCTTCTAAATGCTCCAAGATTGTACCAATACCATAGAAAATAAGCACAAATAAAGCAGTTCCAATCCAAGTATAAATCATTGTAAAGAAACTAAAACCATCCAGTTCCTGATTACCGTTAACAATACCACCGATAATACCTAGAATAGCAAAAACAATTGCTACGGTTTTAAATACACTACTTTTCATTACCAAATTCTCCTTTTGTATTAATTCTACTACATTATACAACATAATGTGGTAAAAATCAACACTAAATTATGACATTTGAATAAAAACATTTTTCATATCATTAAGGAATTGTGTAGTTTCATCTAGTGATTTAGAATTAGCAAGTGAGGTATTTCTCTTTCTTCGGTATTCATTCCTTATACGCATTTGTGCCGGAGTGAAGTTTGATAGCATCTCTTTATCATCTTCTATCCTGATTTGTACAAGTCTTGCAAGGCTTGTGTTGGGACCTAAACCGGATAATAAAGAAACAAACTCACTCCATGGCATTGTCCTAAATTCTTCTGAACGGATAGAGACCCCGTATTCAGACCTAAAGGATGAAATTATTGTGTCAAAATCATCTATTAGGTCATATCCGGGGTCACTGTTTCCCCCTCATTATCTTCAACAGTACCTGCAACAAGCTCAACTGCTGACATAATGACCTGAGAGAAATCTTCAAGGTTAAGGTTCATTTTTTCAATTACTTTTCTGTCTTTCTCATTAAATAGAAGTTCAAAGAAATCATAAAGTTTGCTTGGGGTTAAATCTTCAAGACTAGGTAAAATCTTTAGCATTGTTACTGCACTGTCATTTACTTCAAAAGTTTTGTCCTTAATCTTAATCTTTGGCTTTTCGTCAAAGTTAAGTTTTTCTGTAATATCAATAATTCTACTCATTTTTGTCACTCCTTATACTACCGGTGTTACTTTAGGCTTACCGTTTGACATAACTTCAAATTCAAGTGGTGCTACATCACCTGCTTCGCCACTACCGTTTGATGTTACATTGATAACTGCATTTGTAAATTCAACAGTAGTGCCATCCGGAAATGTCCATTTAAAATCTGTGTATAAATCTCTGCCATTTTTCATAGCCAAACCTGCAATATAATCGTTGCCCGGATCACCAACAGTACGCTTACCATTGGCAGTAATTGTAATACCCTTAGTTGTAGCTAATCTACTTGTCCAACCCTGCTGGTCAAAAGAATTCCAATCCTGAACACCATTATCAAATGCCACACTAAAACTTGTCATATTGGCAATATCGGCATATGTACCTGATGAACCGGTTGTCTTTACTTGAAACTGATTTTCATAACAAGGATAAACACCTGTTGTTTTTGCCATAATTAATCTTCCTTTCTTTCAAAAAATATTTTCATCTCAATAACTCTTTCGTACACCTCATTACCAGTACCCACATCTATTGGTTCAGGTGTCAGTAGCTGAATCAGATACACTTTAGAATTATTTATTGTAACATTCTTAATTGTGCGAAGTTTATTATACAGAGTTCTTGCACAAACCTCTGTTTCATTTGCATTATTATTCCAATGAATAAGCAATGATACTGCAATAACATCATAAGATAGTTCTGTGCCAACACCACGAAGAGGCTCACCACTGGTTTTTAATGTATATACACCAACAGATTTATCTTGCTTATTGTCAAGTCTGCCTATGTAAAAATGTTCTGCATTTATAATTGTTTTCAAGAAATCTCTTACATTTGCTAAAGTCATCATAAGCCTGTAAGCCTCCTATAAATCTTTTCAAAAGCTTCATTACAGAAGTTTTCCCTTGAACCACCCTTTAACCAGGGGTCAAACCACTTACCACCGGCATTTTTATTGTTGGTTTTCTGAAAGTTAAATTCCGGATGATAATAAAGTCTTCTTGCATATGGAGTGCTTGAACTTATTGTAGTTTTCCCCTGTGCTGAATGTGAATAGTCAACAAATGTTGACTCATTTTGAAGGTTCCCTGTATCAAAGGGCATTACCTGTGCATTTTTTACTTCTGTCAAAAGTGCATCAGTAGTTTGTTCTAAAGCCGTTACAGTAGCTTTATCAAATTGCTTTATAACATTCATATTAAGTTTAACCTTAGAATTAACATTAATCACTACATCACATCCAATTCAACATAGTTTACTGTACCGTCAGGGTTTCTTCCTTTTGTACACTTAATAATTTCTCTTTTCACACCGTTTACTGTAACATATCCACTGCTAATGGAACTGTTAGGGCAAAAGTCAAAGGGTATCAGCAAAACACCTGTACACTCTACTTTCTTTTTATCACTTGTATATACAGTTTTAACTCTATCCTGATAATTACAGTACAGAGGTGCTAAAAACAATGTATCAGAGGGATATATACTGTCTGATGGATAAATAAACCTACATTCATAAATAACTTTAGGTGCACCATCTTCTGTTAATCCCTCATCATACACCACAACCTCACAAGGTGTTTTGCAAAACTTTTTCAACACCAATCTGGGAAATTTCATATTATCACCTCATATTGTCGGATAACATAAACCTGTAGTTTTAAGCAAAGAATAAAGTTCTTGTGGAATAGCAACACCACTAACCACCATTAAATTCCAACAACTACCGAAAGTCATTGATGTACCGTTAATTGAGTAGCTTTGCAGATAGGTAGTAATCAATTCTTCATTTTCTCTATAAAAAGCAGTAAGTCTGCTATGGACTTCATTGATAACCTTTTTCTGAAAGTTGGTCAATTTGTCAAAATTGATACGGTTAAATGTTAGAATGTCAATGTGGTTAGCAGTAGTTATCTCTGTGTTATCATTAGTAATACTTCTAATGTAATCTACATACATAGCCTATTCCTTTTTAGAACTTGACTTTAGCTTTTTAAGTTCAGCTTTTAGCTTGGCATTTTCCTTTTCTACTGCACTAAACTTTTCAAGTGGTACTGTTTTACCGACACCATATTCTTTTAGTGTACCGTTATCCTCATACACATCATAGCCCTGTGCAAGATAAGTATTTGCCTCTGATTCTGTGTTTACTGTATAGGACTTATTGCCTTTAATAGCTTTCATCTTCTAATCACCTCACATTAAGCCTCTGCGTGAATGATAACACCACTTTTTAGAAGTTCATCAATACCAAATGTACCGTTTACTTTTCTGTTCTGATACATATAATTGTCAGCAGTTCTACTGTCTGTACCGGGAGTAAACATTTTGATATATGCATACTTAACTCTTGAAACCTGTGCCTCAGGGTCAATAAGGATATAGTCAATCTGTTTTGCAGTACTATCTGCCTTACAACCGTCTGTAAAGTCAAATAGTGACTTCATTCTTGCACTAGGCACTTCTACAATCTTGTTAATATCATCAAGAGAACGAACTCTACGGTCGATACCTGAAGATGAACTAACTTCAAGTGTACGCTGAATACCCTCTGCATTTTTTAGTAACTTCTTATAACTTGGTGTTGCATATAGAATAACTCTATCAAGTGGCACACCTGCCTCTGCAAAGGCCTCTAGGTTATCGTCAAAGTCAGAAAGTACATTTGCACTTGTCAGTGCAGTTGTCTTAATATTTGCATTTACTCTTTTAGCCTCTGTGTAAATCTTGCTATAAGTGTAACTGTCAAGTTCAGGAATAGCCTGTGTCTTTTCAAATCTATTCTGAATGTTACTGACAGTAACTACAAGATTTGTTTCATCAACATCAAGTGGGTCAACAGTGAACTCAATATCTCTGTCATGATCCAGTGTCTTTGTTTCATAGCCATTTGAATATGTACCTGAGTTAAAGCTACCACCTCTCGTATGGTCCTTGTAACCACTTACAGATAGCTTTGGAATTTTAATGTCTTTACCATTGACAATCTGAATGTCTGAATTTGAATGATATAGGTCATCACAAGTTAGTTCTTGACCATATAATTCTCTTAAAACATTACTGAAAATTGTTGCGTATTCTAATACTGCCATAATTTAATTACCTCATTTCTTTTATTTTTTTGTTTTGATACCAAAGATACCTCTCAAAGTATCTTCATCAGGGTTGTTGTTGTTACCACCATCACCACCGATTTTCTGTACACCTGCACCGTCATTAGATTGTTTCTTTAGTGCCGGTACTTCGTCAAGCACCTTCTTGACAGCCTCTGAAAGTTTGTCATTATCAATCTTGCCGTCAGTAGTTGCACCGGAAAAATCAGCTAACTTTAGCACATATGGAACACTTGAAACATCCACACCTTGCTTAATAACTTCAAGAGTTGCTACTTGGTTCACCTCTGCAATAAGTCTTGCATTATTGGCTGAATCAAGGTCTCTTTGCATTTGGTTAAAGTCAGGTGTATTCTGCTTTTTCTGTTCCTTAAATGTAGCAATAGCCTGTTGCATTTCATCAGCAGAAAGACCCTGTTGCTTAAAGTAAGACTTTAGAACTGTGTCCTCTGTTGCACTTTGTTTGCCACTGATAATACTTGCCAACTTATCATAATCAATAGTTGGTGCATTACTGCTTGGTTCATTGCCACTTGGTGGGTTGGTGTTTTGATTATTGTTTTGGTTGTTGTTTTGATTATTTGGTTCTGCCATTTTAATCATCCTTTCAGTTTTGTGGGTGTCTCCCAAAATACAGTTATAGAGTGTCTCTCATTTACAGTTGTACAAGTGTCTCTCGTAGTTTAATGTCTTCGGACAATAAAAAAGCACTAACGGTTAAGTTAGTGCTAAATTACTTCTTTGTTTCTTCTTTTGGCTTAGGTTCTGCAAATTCAACAAAGCCAAGTTTGTTTAGTTCTGTTGCTCTTTCATCAGAACAATCATACAGTTCACCACTATGCCTTGTGCATAGGTTATTCTCAACATCATTAAAGTCCCTAGTAACCTTTACTTTCATATCATCACCACCTTTTAGGTATTAAAAAAGCACTAACAAGAGTTAGTGCCTAATAACAATATTAATTTTTGTAATTACATTTACCATTGTAAAATGCCCCACACTCAGCTTTTACACATTTCATTGGCTGATGAATGGTTTGTACGATAGTATCTGTTTTTGTACATTGTTCAGGGTTATCGTCATTATAACAATAACTTTCTTTCTGCACAGTGGTTTCCACTTTATCTCTATACGGACATATCAACATATCACCTAATTTCTTTTAAATAAAAATAGCACCTCACAAATCGTAAAGTGCTATAATATAGATTTCAGATATTCTTCATACTCCAAAGGAATACCAATATCATAATTTTTATAGTAGTGCAAAAAATCCAATGGGAAAACATATTTCCCATCCTTATATTTACCAGCTTGTATTCTTTCACCAGTAAACATATCATAAGTTGGTAAACTAGTAGCCCAAACATCTAAGTTTTCTATATGCTTAATAACTTTCTTTTTATCAATTTTATTATTTATCTTTGATAATTCATCAAAGCTATCTGTAAGAGTAGAATATGGCATATTATCCCAATAACCAAAAAATTTCATTCCATTTTTTTCTGTCATTTTATACGCCCCCTCTGATTAGGTTTATATGTTATCATTTTACCTGTTTCTTCTTCACCAACAGAAAAAGTTCCGTTACTTCTTATGTACAATACATCACTAGGAGCTTCAACACAAACTCCTAAAGCATTGGATAATTCTTCAGCAAAGCAATAATTACCATCTACTATTTTGCCTGTACTACATGATAATAAACGAATATTCTCTCCGTTATAATCTTTTCTACGCCTTATAACATCTGCTAATAATCTAGGTGAAGTGTTTGGTGCATCTGTACCAAAGCACATTGCAGTAGGAGTGCCATGCATCCCTACATCATAGTAACCATCCTTTGATTTTACTTTTTTGATAAACTGATTAAGTAAATCACCTTTAGGAAAACAAGAAAAACCTGACTTTAGTTTTTGGATATTTGAAGTATCAATATCTTTCAACTTATCTCTTGCATCAACACTTCTTAATTCAATTATACCACTTTCACTAGAATTTTCAACAGAATTTTCAATTATTTCATCAAGTTTTTCTTTATATTCTTCATTGCTTGTATGCCAATCATCAGCTCTATTCTGATACTTTATTTTATTATCTTCATCAAGGCTATGTTGGGCAAGTCTGTTGTATCGTTTTTCTTGTCTTTCTGCGTTTTGTTGCTTTGTTTCCAGGGTTTCTCTTTCTTCCATTTGGGTAAGTTCTTCACTGCTTACAGGTTCAAGAGAGGTAATACCCTCGTAATAGGTACTTGTACTGTCCTTACACCTTGGATGAAACAAACCACCTGCGATAGCCTCACTAAGCAAAGGATACTTACCGTCAGCTTTACTGCCACCGGAATACACATCATCAATAAATACTCTGCCAATGTACTGTGCACAATCAGGGCAACCACCCTGACGGGAATTTACCACTACAAGTGAGATACCCCATTCTTGCCTTTTCTGACCCTCACCGTAGAGATAAGCCCTTTTATTAGCAGTACGGATTGCCATATCTGCATAGTCGGAGAGTGTATGCCTAGCACCGTTACGATATTCCACACAATTAAGACCAGCTTGTAACATATCCTTAACTGCCATATCAACTGCTTTTTCATATGTACCTGCACCACTGTTTGCATACACCTGTGCATTGAAAATAGCTTTTCTGTACTTATCATTTGACATTCTGAGTATTGCAGTTTCTGCCTTTTCCATATCGCTCTTAGTTGCATTAATAAGTGCATCTAACTTTCTGTCATTGACTTTGAAAAATTCACCGGTAGCTGAAGGACTTACCTTACCGACTTTAAAGCCTTTTTTAATAGCTTTTAATATTTCAGCCTCTTGCTTTGCATTGCCGTCAGCCATTGCAGTTTTCAGCATTTCCTCAATTTTCTTATTTAATGTGGAAAACTGTTTACCGTATTTTTTTTGATTAGTTCTACGGTACTGTTCAAGGCTTTTAAGTTGTTCAGACTGCCACTGTGACCAGTTATAACCTTCCTTTTCTTCCTCTGCCCTATGATGTTTAAAATTTCTCATCATACTGTCAATGAGTTCATTTTCTATGGTTTCAAAGGCTTTAGAAATATCATAATCAGCCATTGTTTAGTACCGTATTTAGGTCATCAATTCCAGAGGTTTCATCAAGGGTAGTTATGCCTTGTTCTTCCTTAATTCTTTTGACTTCCTCAGCTTTCCAATCAGAACACTTACTATCTCCATAGAGCTTTTCAACAGAAGTTTCAACACTCATTATTGCACTTTGTCTTGCTTTACCTACAGTTTCTACTTGACTTTCAAAGCTAGGGTTAGCATACTCTCTAAAGTTAATTGCCACATCAAGGTCAGCCGGTACTAAGGCTTTATTTGTTAGTTCATAATAAGCATTAAGTACGGACTTAACAAGATTAGGTAATGATTTTTCAAGAAGTTTAACAAAGTTCTGTCTTGTATATAAAGTAGTCTTTTCTTTTTCTCTCTGTGCCTCTGCATTGTCCAATTTCTTATTATCAATACCAAGAGTACTTGGACTGATAACACCCTGTAGGCACAAATCTAAAGCAGTTACATAGGCTGATAGGTAACTTTCGTGTTGAATAGACGGTGACTCTGTTACAATCTTATTGCCTACACCCTCTTTCATATCGTTACCTATAGCAATGTACCTGTTGTCAAATGGGTTTGGTGCAATAGGCTCACCTGTTTCAGGATTTCTAGGTATGTAACAATCAGGCATATATGTTTTTGATCTGGCTGAACGAGAGGCATCCATCCACTGCGACCATATTTCATCTATACTGTCAAAGGCATCTTCCTTGTTACTGATAATACCCTTACCTCTACCCTCATAAAAGCCATTGCTATAAATTAAAGGTACTGCCCACATATATGATTTATCAAATGTGATGCCCTCACTATCTATCCAAGACAAGGCACTCACAGTATGAAGGTCAACCTCTCTTCCGTTACTGTCATATAAAGCATACTTGATATATCCATATCCATAGGTCTCTTCAAACTGATAGCACCTTGTCTTTTCTGTGTATTCTGTATAGAACTTAATTTCTCTGATTCTGCCACGAGCATAAGTGTATTTTACCTTTTCGGCACCGTACCATTCAATGATAGGTAATTTAGAAATCTCATTATCAAATGAAATCTTAAATGCACCGTCACCTACTATTGCAAGGTCCTTAATTGCACTTTCAAGCACATCAGCAAAATTATTTTCTTTCTGTATTTCCTCCCATACTTCTTCATATTCGGTTGTATTATTATTGTGTATCTCAATACCGTTAAAATCGGTTTTTAGAATATTGGTAATAACATCAACGATTAAGGCAGGGATAGCAACATGGATTTTCTGTATTTCCTGACCTGCTGTAGGTCTAGCTTTCCAAAACATTGTTTTCTGAACATCAAGACTTCCATACAGTTCTTGAAGTTGCTTACTCTTGCCCCAATACCATATTCTGTTTTTAGCACAATCAGTTAGGTGGTTTACACCCTCACTGATTGTAATGGTAGTATCTGATGCAGAAGTAATCCTAAGAAAACTTCTTAATCCTTTTCTTACTGTATCAGCCATTCTATTAATCAGCCCCATTCTCTACTCACATCCTATCTTATCCTTATAGGGTAGCCACCCATACTGTGATGAGTTTATAAAGTGATCATTACCATCTTCAGGAGTATTGTCTTTATCCTCTAGCCAAGAATACAGTTCGTATTCCTGTATAGTGCTTGTACAATGTTCCAATATAAAATAATGCTCTTTAGCAAACCAGCCTAAGAGCATATTAATTCTATCTATTATTGTTGTTTTCTTGTATGCGTTATTAAATGTAAATACACAACCGTTCTTGCGTTTATATTTGTTCAATTCTGTTATAGTCGCTTGATCTGCATTATCAATAAATACATTTCTCGCAAGTCCCCACTCAGCTTGATTTCTCTTTAAAAATTCAATGTAGTTTATAGCCACATCAGAGGGTGCCAGTGGTGTTTTTAGTTTTGCATTATTATATTCCTTTTCGTCTAGCTGAATACAATTACCTCTATTAGTTATTCCAAAGAAGGTCATTGCTATTGTGTCAGGTGACTTTTGGGAATATGCAGTATCAAGCCCTGAAGTAAAGATAATAAAATGTTCCTTTTTTCTTTTTCTATCATCAGCAAGGAACTGTTTTGCCCATTCTTTTGATTTAATATGAACATTTCTATCAAAGTTACTGAACACAAGACCTGTAGCCCTGCCTCTAAGTCCTAAAATCTTATTCTTATAAAGCTTTGTACCCTTTGGAACATTCAATTTAATTTGTTCTATTTTAGTTTTTGACAGTCCTAGGTTATGTTCAAAAGAAAAGAACCAATGGACCCAATTAGGCTTTGGTTCTTCTGTTAGCATATTTAATATTTCTTTCGGTGTATCTGACTTGTACTTTTCAAGTGGTCTGGAACAGTTAATGTACTCCTTATACACCGGTAAATTAGGGTCATCAGGATTAAGGGTAGCCATAAAGTAGTCACAACGCATACTTGCTTCTCTCACAAAGTCTATATCTGCTGTATTGATTTCATCAATATACAAGCAACCATACTGACCACCCAGAGCCTTCTGCCACTTTTTCTTATCACCATAACCCATAACATACACAATCTTATTGCCCTTGTTTGTATGAAACAGAATGTGTGGTATCTTTTCATCCTTTGTACCGGTGCCGTTGTACTCTGTAAGAACACCAAAGTCATCAACAACACCAAGGTCCTTATTAATAATATTCTTTTCAGCAGTACCTGTGTCTTTTGAGGCAATGATATGATATTTCTTATTACTTTGTGCAACCTTTAGAAAAAATTTAAAGATACCTACCGTTGTTTTTCCTGCAGCAGTAGTACCTTCAAGAAACTCAACCGGTGCTTTACATTTGATGAAATCTTTATACTTTTGAGAAAGTAATAAATTACTCATCATCAACACTCATTTGCTTAATCAGGTCATCAAGTTTAGAAACTTCTGCACTGACATTTGCATCAACTTTTAGGGTATATTCACCTGTCATTTTATTAAGGGTATCAATAGCCCTAATTCTGTCTGATGTTTCTTCTAAATCGTTTCTTGCAATATCAGATAATGTTACCTGTCTGTCTTTTGCACACATTATTCTTTCATCTTTCAGTTTATCAGAAATTTCTTTGATGTACTGTACTATTGTAGTATTTTGTAGTAGTTTTGATGCATTAGTGTTTGCATATTTTTTTGAATATCCTGCTTTTATTGCACTTTCTGTGGCATTACCACTCTGTGCATAATATTCAGCAAATTTCTTTTGTCTTGCGTTTAGCTTATCATTCATGATAACACCACCTCTCTTTATTAAAATGCAAAAGAAAAAGGCTAAGCAGTGCTTAACCTTTGGAATATTATTTAATTGATTTTACATTCACCTTAAAATGCTTTTGTGTATAATCTGCTTTATACTTTTGATTATATTTTTCTTTAAGCTTAATTTCTAAAACTTGGTTTAAACAACTTAGTTTAAGTTCATTATATCTTTCTACACTTTCGTGTTGATTTTTATTTGTAATATCCCAAATATGAACAATTATAATAAGAATCACAAATATAATCATAAACCATAATACAGCATCAAAAGTCTTGTCTAATACCTCATTAATAGATTTAATTATATCTTTCAAATTATTATTATTTTTTGATAATGTAGCATTAGCACAATAACAAGTAATACCAACTGTCACTAATGACGAAATGGCAGCTACAATTACATCAATAATATTCTTTATATAAGTAACGAAACTATTGGTACTAACTTTTTTTAATCTTATGCAAAAAATTTCATTTTTTATTTCATCAACACTCATATTTCTATATATGTAATTGCACAATTTAAACTTCATACTTACATAAGTATCATTTTTATTTAATATAATCTTTCTATCTTCTTCAAATCTTTTTCTTATGTTATGACTTACCTTTTTCATTTCAATAATCACCTCATATTCTATTATACACTAATTAAATAAAAAATGTTGTAATTTGCAATAAATTGTCAGTATAAATAAAATATGATGGTTATATATGTGAATTTTCACTACAACAAAACCCACCTAAGTAATTAGGTGGGCAATGCTGAATTTTTTACAAGAGGAATAGTAGAAGTGAAAATCATTCTTGCAATCTTATCTATCTCTTTCGGTTTTCCATAATATCATTATAGCACTTGTTAGGGTGTCTTTTAATGTCCTCTTTTAAAATTTCTGAAAAAGCTTGTAAGGCTCTGCCATGAACCTTGTACACATATCTCAAATCATAATTCATACAATCAGCTACCTGCTCCCATGTTTTATGATTTAGGTAATACTCTGTCAGAACTGTTTTATATCGTTCATCAGTCAGCATATGTATAAGGGTTCTGGCTTGTTCCTTTAATTCAACAAGTAGGTCAATTTCTTCATTGATTTTGTCTTGCAATAAAACAATCCTATCAATAATCTTTGTAAAGTCACCACCACTACCGGAACTTTGTACCCTCTCACCTTGGCTCTGTGGGCTTACTTGTAGTGACTTTAACTTTAGGTGATACAATTCATCACTCTTAGTATTAATGCTTATATCAGCAAACCTTACACGATTAAGGTACTCTTTAGCATTCAAGGTTATCACTTCCTTTTAATTTTATTATTAATACTGTCCTCAAACTCTTCAGGTGACATAATTGCAACATCTTGTTGTGTGATAATACCATTATTCTTATCAAATTGATGCTGGCACTGAAAAAGATATTCAACACAGTCAGGACACATATCTAACAGTAATCTTCCTTTAGTTGGACTATACATAGTCAACTTACACCATTTATCCCAATCCTTATTTTCTAAAATTCCACATCTATCACACTTTCTTAAAATCATATTGCTACCTCTCCTTTTTCATCTTATCATTTTCATCAATAGCTTTCTGACAAGCTCTTTCGACGAACTTGAAATAGTCGTAATTAGTAGTTACAAATTGAATTATGTATTCACCCTTTAGATTGTCCAATTGTGCTTCATATGATGTACTCATATAGCAATCTCTCCTGTTTCAATCTTAGCTCTATACTGACCGTAGCTTAGCCTTGTACCGTTTTCTTCGTTGTACTTATGTAAGTTATACAAAGTACGGTTAAGGTTATGTTCTCTTGACTGCTTTGGTGTTTTAGCTTGTTCTTGCCTTAGCCTTTGGTTCTTCACTCTGTTGTGTGTCTTTACACACTCATAACTGCAAAACTTTGCATTGTGGTTTCTTGCAGTAAATTCATTGCCACATACTGCACATACTTTCTTAATTTCCATTATTGTTACTCCTTAATTCTCCTATGTATTCTATCTGAAAAGCCGTTTTCATTAGTGATTAATTCAATAATCAATAATGCACAATCCAAGATTTTGTCTTTATCAGATAGTGTATAAATCTTTCTGTTTAGTTCATTGCCAAGTTTAATATTCTCTTGAATATGTTTTGATAGGTTCAGAAACTTTTCTGAGTCAGCTTTTTCTTCCTTATAGTCAAGTAGCAGATCCTTTTGCTTTTCTTGGCAAAGGTTTTTATCCCATCCACTATGACGGTTCAAGTAGCCCAGTTTAGATAATCTTGAAAAATACTTATACTCAACCGGTGGAAAGTTCTCATAATCAAGTACACCGTCAATAGCCTTGTCCTCAAGAGTAGCAAAGGTTTTGCTATCATTAAAATTCAAATTAATTCTGTGGTTCATAAAAACTCCTATAATGTAAAACTATGAAGGGTTATGCAGGGTTTGAACCCTTTTTCAAAAACCTTTTCTATATATATATATTATTTTTTCTTTTGTATAAAGAATAGAAAAAACCCTGAAACTATGCATAACCCTGCATAAATGTTATTGAATAAGAGAAACTCCCTTATAGAAAATTCCTTTAGTTAGTTTAATTTTCTCATACTTTTTAGCTACCTCTACACCAAATTTAGTAGCAGACATTCGGTATTCATGGTTTTCTTCTGCCCATTTAGCATATACTGCATAAAGTGTACTAGCCTGAACACTGCCACTCTCTACACACATATCTTCAACAAATGCAGAAATAACATCCATTTCTCTACGATATTCATTTACACTTTCAAGGACTGCTCTAGGCATCTTTAGACCTTCTTTCTGCCATAGTAAGCAACCATCAACACACCACTTGAATATTCCTGTCATCTCTGCTTTAAGTTTATACTTCAGCTTTTTGTCAACTTTATCATTCGGTATTTGAACTGTAAAAGGTATCATATGTATTCTTCGCCATATACCTGTATCTGTACCTCTGATGATAGGTTTATGATTTGTAGCCATCCATAGCTTGAATTCAGGTTTAAACTCAAATTCCTCTGCATATAGCTTTCTGGCAGTTACAGTATCATCACCTGTAAGCTGTTTTAGTAGTCCTTCATTAATTCGTACACCCTCATTAGGTTCTACTGAGGTTACAAGTCTTGCACCTTTAAGTCTTGCAATATCACTGTTAATAGCACTGCTTTGGCTATTTCTAACCATAATTGTTTCAGGCTGAATGTTGGCTGCATAGTCACCAAACACATCTCTGATAACATCAATAAAAGTTGACTTGCCGTTCTTACCTGTACCATAAAGGAAGAATGCACATTGTTCAGCAGTAGAACCGGTAAGGCTATAGCCTACTGCTTTTTGCACATATCTTATTAAGTCCTTGTCACCATTAAAAATATCATCAAGAAATTTTAGCCATAAAGGACAATCAGCATTGTTGGAATACTCTACTGCTGTAATCTTAGTAAAATAATGAGAATAGGAATGAGGCTTTAGTTCACCGGTTTTAAGGTTAATAACTCCATCAGGTGTATTAAGTGCCATCTTGTATCTGTCAAGTTGTGCCGGAAGAATAGGAACATAGTGCTGAACTTCATTAAGCATAGCATTCTTGGAACGGTTACTACGGCTTTGTTTCATATGCTTTCTAAACTCCTTTTCCATATCACCACCTGCCTCTTCATCAGACTTAACATAGTTCTTTAGTTCTGCTTTCATAGCATTAACAGATTTATCGGCCATCCTATGAACTGCACCCATATTGTCAATGCACCACTTTCTACCGTCATAGTACATCCACTTCTTATCTGTATAGCAGTAACGGATATTGTCACCAAATAAATCAACAAACCTTTGAGCATTACCCATATCGTCAAAGGAATAACTCCTTACCGTTTCATTACTAGGTATTGTAGGTGCTTTTTTATTACCTATTGATATTTTGTAATTATCACTGCTTTTAGGTTCATAAACACTGTTACAACCGGCTACTGCTTTTTGAATTGTGATAGTACCATAGGTTGAGCCACTTTGCTTTCTGTCCCATTTATCTCTCATAAGACCTGACTGTCTAAAGATTGCATCCATCTTTTCAGAATCACAGCCTGTCCAAAAAGCTAACATATTACAGAAAGCAAGGTCAGCTTCACTTTGACTGCCATAAGCAGAGAAATCACCTCTGTATAAAGCAGTAAACAAGTTGGCATTCTTTGCATTCATAGCAGTTTCAACTATTTCATTAGTTGTGGATAAAGTTACTACTGGCTTTTGAATTTTAGGTGTAGGTTCTTTGCCACCACCAATATACTTTGAATGAAGTGGTTTTATCTTTTCGGTACATTCAGATATATCCACATATTCACTGCAATAGTCACCGGTAACAACAAAGAACCTGCCTTTATCGTACATTTCAAAGCCACCAAAGGTATGCTTTTTCTTCCTTCCTGTTTTAGGTAAAGTACCTTTACAAATAATATGCACACCTGTTTTAGATTGAGAAAACTCTGTATAGGATTGGAGTGTATGTACAAACTCACTGATTATATTGTCGGTACCACCATTTTTAAAATCTTCAATATCCTTTGGCATATCGTCAAGATCAACACCAAAGTATGGTGAATTAGAAAACATAAAGCCTATGCCTGAATACTTCTCTGATTCTCTTACAGCAGTTTCAAAGTCACTCCATGTTGACGGATTGTTGGACATTGCAAAGTTACCGGTTCTGGGGTTAATAGGCTTTTTGCTAAATCCACTATGGGACTTTGGGTCAGGTTCTTTCTTGTAACACACCCAGTTTGGCAAAGCCTTTAATTCCTGTGGAACTGCCATATATTTATTATTTATATTCATCTTATCTCTCCTTAAATATTTTTTAGGGGTATCCCACTTAATACCCCTAAATCACAAATAAGTTGCATAGCACTATGCAATTTCACAGAAATTTTAATAGAATGATTACAATTAGAATGGTAAATCATCTTCAACAGGCATTTCTTCAAACCCATCATTGCTTTTAGGTTGTTGAATATTAGCACCATTTAATGGGAACTTAGTCTTATTAATGTACTTAACTTCTTCTTGAGTGTTACCATTGTACTCCCTATGGTTAAGAGTAATTCTTACCGGCTTATTAATTAAGTCATTGATAAACTGAGTTAGGTTGTCATAGTCTTTGCCTTCCGGTAAACCTGATGCCTTACCTAACTGCATAACCTGATTAAAGCCATAGCCATTCACTTGCTTATCAAGGTCGGTAGGTTCTTTCCTTTTCCATAAGGTATGGAAAATGTAGCCCTTTTGGTACTTCTGATTAACATCAGAACGAATAAGGAACTGAATGTTAAGACCTACTTTGCCGTTCCTAGTAGTTCTCTCTTCTACCTTATGGATAACACATTCATAGTCACCTATAGGCTTAATGCTGTTTTCATTTACATCAGAATAATTATTTTTAAATCCCATAATATTAAAACTCCTTTATTAAATTTAATGCATCCTCTGTACTTCTGCATACACCTGCAATAGCACCATATGAAAGCATTTTGTTTATAAAATTTTTCTGTTCTTTTGATGTTTTTCCCTTATAAGTTTTTACTTCTATAAATACTGCTCTGCCATCAGACTTGCGAAAACCAAACAAGTCTGGAAAGCCTTTTGGTAGTCCTGTATCAAAGTATCTGCCATCTTTAGTAAAGCCTTTGCCAACATTCCCTCTAAAGATTACACAATCATTTGACAAGACAATACGGATATTATTCTGTATAATATGTTCTTCTGTCATACTAACAAACCTCTATTTCTTGCTTGATAAAAGGCCCAACCTTTTTTATAGCCATGTTCTTTTGCATAGGTAAGTAAATCTTGATAAGAATGACAATCTTCCGGTGAAGTAAAATCAAGTTTGAAACCCTCAACCTTAATTAAATGTGCTTCGGTGTCAACCTCAACTTCTCTTTCAGCTTTAGGAAAAACATATCCACAATGAGGGCATACAGGGGTAGTACCCGGTGGTGGACTTTCAAAGGTAAAGAAACATTCAGGACAAGATTTTATCTTTTTGCTTTGTTCTTCTTCTGCTTTCTTAACACTCTTATGCTTTTTCTTTTCTAAGGTCCAAACTCTGTCATCATCAGGCATACCATGTCTTGCATAGTTGCCTACATGGTCAATGATTATTGCTTTCTTACCTTCCCTATATCTCATACAACGCATTGACTGTTGTATATACAAAGTAAGACTGTGGGTAGGTCTTAGCAGTATGGTACATTCACAATCAGGAACATCAAAGCCTTCACTGATAAGGTCCACATTACAAAGAATAGTAATGTCACCCTTTCTAAAGTCAGAGATAATCTTATCTCTTTCTGCCTTAGGAGTTGAACCGTCAATATGTACTGCCTTAATACCGGCATTACAAAAAGCCTTTGCAGTTGCCATACTGTGCTTTAGAGATGAACAATAGCACACTGCCTTTTTGCCATTAGCTAGACTTTTGTAATACTTAATTGCATCACCGAATACAGTATTCTTTATCATTGCTTTTTCAATATCGGCAGTAACATATTCACCCATCTTTGTATGCAGTCCTGTTAAATCTGCAATACAAGGTGCATAGTAATCATAAGGTGCAAGACACTTATGATTTATCAACCATTTTGTGCTTACACCTACAATTAACTTATCATTAACATCACCTAAGCCATCACCGTTCAGCCTTACCGGTGTTGCAGTAACACCTACCCTAGGTACATTGGGAAAGTAGTCATAAATTCTTTTATATGATGAGGCTGTACTGTGGTGGTTTTCATCTGTAATAATCAGTGCCGGTTTAGGTAGTTTCTTTAACCTTCTTGTAAAGGTTTGAACCATACCTATCTGACACAAATCCATAAGAACACCCCACCGTACGAATGTACGAAAGATTTGGTCAACTAGTTCTTTTCTATGTACCAGGAACAAAACTCTCTTGCCATTCCAGGTGGTTCGTCTTGCAATTTCTGCAACTATGCAAGACTTGCCACCACCACAACCTAAAACAATACAAGGGGCTTTGTAACCATCTTTCCAAGCAGTATGGAGTTCATTAACTAACTGTTCTTGGTATGGTCTTAGTTTCATTGCTTAGCCTCTTTTTCTTCTTTTCTCTTTTTAATCAGCTTTGCAACACAAGACATACACATCTGCTTTTTGTAGTTCTTCTTTGTACCCTCAATAATCTGCTGTACTGTTCTTTTACCATCAGACACAATAGGTTTTTTGCACACTTCACAAAGCTTTTCTTCTGTCATATAGTAATAGTTTCTAAGTGCCTCATCTACTATCTTTAAATCATTAGAAATCAACATAGTATCAAATAGTCCCATAGGACTTTTGCAAGTATCATTACCATCTGTTTGAGTAGCAAAATAATACTTACCATCCACTACGGCAGTCTTTAATACAGTTGTGAACATACCCTCAACAGTAATCTTTTCATCAAGAAGTTTTCCTATTGTTTTGGCTTTTTGCCTACCGTTATCATCCACATCTATATGACTTAAGAAATAAACAATAGTATCACTTGGTAATGATTCAGTCATCTTTACAAGTTCCCAAAAATTCTTGCCTATTTCCGTAAACTTATCATAACCTTTCTCTGTAGATCTACGCATAAACTCATTGGCCATAAGGTACTGAGTATCATCAATGGCTATTGACTTTGCCTTTGTACTCTTAATAAAGCTTTCGATAGTCTTGTAATCATCTGATGAAATAACTGACTTAAAGTTATTTCTAAATGGTAGTGGTTTACCATTTACATTTACAAGTGCCAGTTCGTCAGGAGCAAAGTTTCTAAGTGATGCTGACTTACCACTACCTGAAAAACCTAAAATTAAAACCGGTAATCCCATAATATCCTCCTTATTTAATAGTTAGTGACTCTTTACTTTCCATATGTACATACGGAATATTCATATTATCCTTACAAGCTTTCTTCACTTCCGACTTCTTAATCTTAGGCAGTTGATAATTAAGAAAACTGTCCATATCATTTTCTTCTGCCCAATTAATCAATTCAAGTTCATCATCAACTACAAGTGAAGGTGCATTGTTACGAATTGAGATAACTGCCTTAGGCATATCAATCTTTTTTCTGCCTATTGCTTTCATCTGATTAAGTAGATAAGTCTTTAGACTTTCAATCTGTCTATCCTTAGTGTCTCTGCGTTTCTTAAGTGCAGTTTCCTCATTCTTAAGAATGTCTGACTGAGCCTTTAGTGACTTGATAAAGGCAGCAATGTTCTCTGCTTTCATTTCAAATTCACCCTCAATACCTTCTAGGGTATCAAACCAACCGTTAAGCATTTGCACCTTGTATGCAGTAGGGTTTTCAATTACATTGCCCTCACTGTCAATAGGTTGTCCATCTGCGTCTGTGTCCGGTGACCAGTTATTAATTTCTTCAAACATATCAAATAGATTCTGAAAATCTGTTGACAGTTCATAAAGTTTTGACATTTTACTTCCTCCTGTTTTCTAGTTTTCAATGTTCAAAATGTGCAATCGATTGCACATTTTCATTATTTACATTCTGCAAAAATGCCATCTATCTTAGCATTGATTTCACAAACTTCTCTGTGAAAAATATTCTGCATTTGTCTGTTACTTCCATTCATAAGAATAATTCTGTGGATATTACTTAATGCTTTCATTGCTACCAGTTTCCACACCTGAAAAGCCTCTGTACCGTCTGACTGCTTTACCCTTGACTTTGACTGAAGGTCCTTGATTTTGCTCTCATATTCTTCGGTTAAATCATCAAGTGCATCTTGCTTTTCTTTCTCAAGCATTCTTCTTACTGTCTGCTCATCTTCTCGATACTGTCTTTCAAGTTCTTCATTCCTCTTGATATTCTCTCTTTCAAGGGACTTGATTGTTTCTTGAAGTCTTCTTTCATTGTCTGATGTTTCGGCAACTGCAACTTCTATTGGTCGGCTTTCCAGGTCATCAATCTTCTTTTGCAACCACTCCTTATCGGCAGTAGCAACCGATAGCTTTTTCCTTGCTGAAAACAAGTCTTTCTCTAATTTAGAGTTGTTCTCTGTTACTTCGTCAGCTACCCTTTTAAGGTCATTGTTCTTTCGTTCAAGACTTTCTTTCTCTGCAAGTTTTTCAGCCTTTAAAGTCTCTATTTCTTCCTTTAGCTTTCGTACTGAAATGCTTTCCAGGTCAACTTTTTCGGCTATTTCAGCCTGTTGTGATTGGCTTACAGAGGCAAGTAATGATAGTTTAGTTACTCCTAAATGTAAACTCGAGTTTACATTTTCAGTATTTACATTTTCTACAATAGAAATATACTTATGAGCTTGCATTCTTGAAAAACCCACTTCATTCTCACAGTAGTCCTCAAAGTTAGAATAATCTAACTCTTTATACAGTTTGTTATCTCTCATTAACTTAAGAGAAGTACACATATCCCATAAGTTCTGCTGAGCCAGATTAGCAGAAATAATAATCTTCTGATGAAGTTCAACAGCCCTTTTATGTTGTTCAGATAAAGTAATCTGTTCCAATTTTTCAATTCCTCCTTGACTTTTCACTTTAGATAATCTAAAATGAAATTAGTTTACTTTAATATGTTCCGTCATAGGAACACCTTTCAGGTCACTAGGGAATTGCAGTTCTCTAGTGGCTTTTATTTTTGCCATTAATTATATAATGATAAAAAAGATTTAATATAACCAGTCCACCCCCTAAAAGGTCACACATATATTAAGAACTGCAGCTGCAATCCAATATGTTGCCATTCTGATGTCTTTGTTGATGCCATAGACTATTGCAGCACCTACATCAAGTGCTATTAATAGCAACGGAAAAATGTACTTTGTGTTCATACTTCTTGCCTTTCTTATCTACAATAGGCTTCTAACTCAGATGTAATCTCATCAAGAAAATAAACATACACCGACTTAGTAAACTGTTCTTCAAATTCATCAACAGTTTCATCAATAACTATTGCAAATTTATAACCTTGAAAATGCGAGAAAAGCCAATCGTGAATATCCTCTAATTTGACATTTTTGCCCTTGAAAACAATAGGGTATCTACCAAATCTGTCTGTAACGTCTTGTATAACTTTCATACTTCTTCACCCTCAACAATGTGTTCAACTTCTTCCGGTTTTGTGCCTAGTGCCTCTTCAAAACACCTAGTTTGGAAATCATCCTTAGTGATACAAAGGTTTTCCCTACTGTATGCCACCTTAAAATCGTCCATAATATAAGACAATATGCGTGGCAAAACATAGACCATACCAAAGTAGAGAAACGGAAGAAGTAAAAAACCACCATACTTTGATAGTAAATTGATATGTAGCACTAAGGAAACAATGATTGTAACCACTATTGTTACTGCAAGTCCTACTGCTTTAATCTTTTCTTTCATTTTCACTCTCCAACTTTCTTATCAGTCTTGCTATCTGATTTTGGTTTTCCCTAATCATCTCTAGCAAGTGCCTTTGTTCGTTCATCACTTCGTTCCAACTATTCTGAAGCCACTTGGTATTGTCAGTATGTGCCTTGTTAAGACAACCTATAACGGCAATAATCAGTACCACCAAAGTTAAAACAATGATTGCAAATGCTATACTTCCCACTTTTTTCACTTCCTTTCTTTTACCTAATTCAGTAGTGCTGAATCAGGATGGTTATTCACATAGTCAGTCATACCCTGACTTATTCTTGAACAAATGCCACTTATGTAGCGTTGTTCTTGTTCTTTGGTCAGATGATTGGTCTTGTTGCCGTTGTGGTCCTTTTCTGCCCACAACACTTGCTTACCACCATCATTAACCCATACCCTATACGCTAACTCTTTTGCCATTTCATCACCTCACTAAAAGTTATGTTGTGCCTCGATTGTCCTATGCCTCAACAACCTTGTCTGAAATTATTTCTACTTCATCAACATCAGTTACACTTAATGCTAACTTAAGTAGTACAACCTCACCTACTGTACGAGTTATTTGGTAACTTGTAACATATGGAATTTGTGTACCGTCAATTTCTAGTAAAAACTTTTCTTTGTTGTCGATTAGCTTTAACTTTGCCATCTAATCACCTACTTTCTTTACATATCTGAAAAAATCATTCAAATCAAAACTATCAGCCTCTCTTTCCTTTAGAATAAAACCATCTAAAGAAACATATTGAACATAATACTTAATGTTGTGGAGTCCCTCCGGAGTATTTCTGTCCTTTGGTAGTTCTCTTTCTATAAGCCTTATTCTTATAAGGAAATCTCTGGCAACCCTACTTTTCTCCAAAAACTCACCTACTTTCTTTATTGCTTTTAATATTCCACTATGCTATTCTCAAATCTCGATAAGCTGATAGGATAAAATCTCTAATTCTTTGACGCTCTTTTTTATTTTTGCAATCTTCAAGTCTGTTCACTTCATTAAACATTGCAGTATATAAAAGTGCATCAACTTCTGTACCACTTATCTCTGTAAATACAGGCTTTTTCTCCATTTTATTTATTCCTCACCTATTTTCATTTGTCTTGTATCCTTTCAAATGCTATAATTAGTTTGAAAGGAGGTTAAAAGTATGATTATGCCCGAACTTACTAGGGACGCTGATAAAATGATCTGCATCATATATAAGATGTACCTAGAAAGAATTAAAAATGGAATGTCTAAAACTTCATCTAATGACTTTGAAGAAGACTTTTACAAGTCTGATAAATTACTATCCAAATGGCACCCTGATGATGTTACAACAACATTTCTCGAACTTGGTCAAAAGAATTTTATACGAATTTTTATAACAGGGAATTTTGAAATTACAAATCAAGCAATCATTTATATGGAAAATCGTTTTAAAAATGGTTTACTTGATGTAATTGACTTAGTTTCAAAATTTATTTAATGCACCTATATTTAACATCAACGCTTTTTACTAAAACAGTAAGCACTACTTCTGTCATTTCAGTAGCGTTGATGTTTTTTATATCTGCATTTATAACATTCCTAAGTTCTTGACCATTAAGAAAACAATGCTTGTTTTCATCAATAACGAATGATGTATCCAATTTTCTCACCTACTTTCATAAGTCCCAATTATGGGACAGTTGATTTACATTGCTTTATCCCAAATTTATTTGACAAAATACAAAAATATTTGTATTATTGTATTAAATAATTAGAATTTGTGAGGATACTGCAATGGAAAATTTAAGTTTTGATACTAAAGCAAATACAGAAGTTACTCTTGATTTATCTCAAACACAACAATCTATTAATCGTGCTTTGAAAGAGTATTCAGATTTCATAAATACAATTCTTTCTAAAGAATTCAACAAAGTATACAATCGAATTTTTGATAACTTAAGTGTTACTTTGAAAAGGACTTTAGAAGAATTTTCCTGTGAGCTAAATACGAAAGTCCTATTTCCACCTGAAACAATTAAAAACATTCAAGATTCTATTAATGACAGTTTTAAAAGTTTAAATGTTCCGGAAAGTGAAAAGGAAGTTATCATAGACTTTAGTGATCAACAATTAGAAACTTTAGAACAATCCAATATTCCAATTAATGATTATGTAATTCAAGAGAAATCTACTAAAAATAAAAAGTTATTTACAACTAAGATTTTTCTAGGCTTAATTACTCTTATAACTGCGATAATTCAACTTTTTACTGCTTGTGAAGAAAATCAAACTGCTAAAATTGAACACGAAACTGCTATAATTAATAGAGATAATGTTAAATCTCAAAACAAGTCACAAGATGACCAAATTGAAAAACTATCTGAAATAACTAAAATGCTTATAGAAAGTTACAATGCATCTACATCTAAATAACTTATTTTTTATTAACATTAGAAAGAATAGAGCAAAGCAATCTTGTCAAGTTTTGAACTTCTGCTTTAAGAGTTTTGAGTTCTGAACTTTGTAACCAAAAAGTAACAGCAATCATTATCCAACAAAGTGATCTTGCTGATACTTCAATTAATGTTAAAATTTCTCCAACAGTCATATTTTCCACCCCCTCTTTATAACTGGATAGATTTAACTCTATTCAGTTTTTTGTTGAGAATAATATACGCTAAAAGCGTAATTACGAGCCAAAAAAAATGAAATCAATAGGAAAATCATATAGATTACCTATCTTTTTAACCATATCCCAACTTGGTGAGAAAATACCCTTTTCGTAATTAGAAAGCGTACATTTACTGATGTTAAGCTTTTCAGCAGCCTCTTTTTGGGACAAACCTGCGTTTACCCTAGCTGCTTTAAGTGTTATCTTTGGATAATTCATTTATTTCACCCCCTTGGTCTGATATTATATTATCACGCTTAAAGCGTATTGTCAAGCACAAAGTGGAATTTTTTATATTTTTTCTTGATTTTTTTACGCTTTTAGTGTATAATCGACTTAAGTCAATAAAAGTAGGTGTTTGTATGAAAGATAATGGTGATATTAATAAAAAGATTTTTGTCAAAAATCTAAATTACTATATGACTATTAATAATAAAAAACAAGCTGATCTTGTTACAGAACTAGGTCTTAAAACTTCTACGGTATCTGATTGGGTTAATGGTAAGAAATATCCAAGAGTAGATAAAATGCAGTTATTAGCTGACTATTTTGGAATTCTTAAATCTGACCTTACTGAAGAACATGACACATCTAAACTAACAGATGATATAGAACTTCAAGAGTACCTAGAAGAATTGAAAAATAGAAGTGAAATGAGAATGCTTTTCAGTCTTGCCAAGGGTGCTACAAAAGAAGATGTTGAAAAAGCAGTTAAGATTATAGAGGCATTAAAAGAGGATGATTAAAACTTGGGTAATATTTACATAAGAGGAATAGCACTACCTTTGAAAATAAAAGGTGTTACTGTTGTTGATAGTGAAGGTAACTTTAATGTGTATATAAATACTGCTTTAAGCAAAGATACACAGTTAAAAGCTACTGAACACGAACTTAATCATATAAAGCTAGACCATTTCTATGACTATGAACCGGTTATATTTAATGAGCTAGAGGCAAATGCAATCTAGATATACAATTATAATAAAGAAAAAGCACTACCTTGCTGGGAACAAGATAGTGCTTATATGAAAGCAAAGAGTGGTTGTTTCACTTTCAGTATGATTATAATATATTTTGGCATATTATGTCAATACTTAAATAATAAACTCAATAACGATATGTTACTGAGTTAAACAAGGTGATAAAATGAACAATTATATTTTAATAGCCGGAGTTAATGGTACAGGCAAGTCAAGTTTAAGAGGTGTACTAGAAGGTCAGAATGTTCTTCTAGGTCACATTATTGATGCAGATGTTATTGCAAAGGAAAACAACTTTGACAACATTAAGGCAGGTAAAAAGGCAATTGAAGAAATAGACTACTGCCTAGATAACAATATTTCTTTCACACAAGAAACTACTCTTGCCGGTCATAGAACTGTACGAACCATTAAACAAGCTAGAAAGCAAGGCTACTATGTTACAATGTACTATGTTGGTCTTAATTCAATGGAAGAAAGCATAAATCGTATTGCTAACAGAGTTAGAAAGGGTGGTCACAACATTCCTTCTGATGATGTTAAACGCAGATTTGACAGAAGAATTAAGTCAATGGAATCTGTACTTCCACTTTGTGATGAAGTTATCTTTTATGATAACGAAAACGGCTTTGTAAAAGTAGCCGAAATCAAAAATAATAAATTCCAATATTCCAACGGTTATAAACCACAATGGATTGTGGACTATAAAGAGACACTTAATTTATAATGACAATTATTTTTATTTCATCAATTTGCACATTTTTGTTAAATATTTTTTATATAAACCCACAAAAAAATTAAAATCTATTGATTTTTAGTCAAGAGGTGCATATAATAAAAGTGTAGTATTTACTACATTTAATTTTATATTTATTAAAAAGCAAACTCTTGGCAGTAAACCTCCCACCATACGGGAAGTGTCGAACCCAAGAGTTATTGTATTTTAGGAGGTATTGCATGATAAAAGTTGCTATTCTTGTTGATGGGGCATTTTATTTGAGAAGAGCATATTATTTATGGGGAGATAAAACACCCGAGGATAGAGCAAAAGAACTGATACAGTATTGTAGCAGACACTACATAAGTAAAAAGTCAGAAGACAGCAAATATTTATACAGAATATTTTATTATGACTGCCTTCCTTCTACCAAAAAAGTATATCATCCACTAACACATAATCAAATAGACCTATCTAAAACAGACCAATATGAGTGGTCTATAAAATTTTTTGAAGAATTAAAATCAAAAAGAAAAGTGGCTTTTAGAAAAGGCGAACTACTTGAGAGTACTGTTGGTTATACAATAAAGCCCGAATATGTAAAGAAACTTTGTAATGGAACACTTAACATTTCTGAACTAAAAGAGGAACACTTTAAACTGGATATACAGCAAAAAGGTGTTGATATGAAAATAGGTCTAGATATTGCATCTTTAGCTTACAAAAAACAAGTTGACCAAATCATATTAATTGCTGGTGATAGTGACTTTGTTCCAGCTGCTAAACACGCAAGAAGAGAAGGAATTGACTTTATATTAGATCCTATGTGGCATACTATTAAGCCAAATCTTCTTGAACACATTGACGGTCTTAAAACCAAAGTAAGCCCACCTAATTCTCAAAAATTAAAGAAAGACAAGTTGTATGCTAAAGAGGACAGGCAACAGCTAGATTAATTTATAATAAAAAATCGCCCTCTGGTGCTGGAACACTAGAGAGCGACACCATTACACAGGGTGCAATGATACTATTTCATAGCAATTAATATTGTATCATACCCTTGTAAATTTTTCAATATAATTTACAAGGGATTTTTGCACCCTTTTTTAGATAAGAGAGGAGCAAAATAAATGGATGATTTAAAAATGGCAGCTGCTTACATCAGAGTTAGCACAGATGATCAGACAGAGCTTTCACCGGATAGCCAAATTAAAGTTGTTAGAGAATTTGCAAAACAAAAAGGCTATTTGATACCTAAAGAATATATTTTTCGCGATGACGGTATCTCCGGTAGAAAGGCAAGTAAGCGACCTGAGTTTAACCATATGATAGCAGTTGCTAAACAAACCCCTTCCCCATTCTCTGCAATTATGGTGTGGAAGTTTAGCCGATTTGCAAGAAATCAGGAAGAGGCTATTTTCTATAAGGGTATGTTGAAAAAGCGTGGTATTGATGTTATCAGCACATCAGAGCCTATTATAGATGGTCCTTTTGGTAGTCTGATAGAGAGAATTATTGAATGGTTTGATGAATACTACTCTATTAATCTATCCACAGAAGTTAAACGAGGAATGACAGAAAAGGTCAGCAGAGGTGGTGCAGTATCTATACCGGCATTTGGATACGATATTGTTGACAAGAAGTATCAAGTCAACCCTATCAATGCTCCTATTGTTCAGAGAATTTTCATCAAGTATCTTAATGGTGTTGGATGCAGAGCAATAGCCAATGAACTGAATGACCTAAGCATTAAGACAACTAGAGGTAATAACTGGGAAAACAGAACCATTGAATACATTTTGCGTAATCCGGTTTACATAGGCAAAATTCGTTGGAACCCTAAGCGAAGAACCAGGAGAAATTATGATGATAAAGATATAATGATTGTGGATGGTATTCATCAGCCTATTATAGATACTGACCTATTTGATAAGGTTCAGAAAAAGTTAGACGAAAACAAAGCAAAATACAGACCCTACATTACTGACAGACAAAATGGCAAGGAATATATGCTAAAAGGTCTTGTTAAGTGTTCTAACTGTGGTGCTACAATGTCAATGTCTTGCAATGGTTTACAGTGCATAAAATACACTCATGGCACTTGCAAGGTATCACACTACATTCAGCTTAATAAACTAAATGAAGTTGTTATTAATGCTATTGATGATACTCTAAAGAGTGGTGACTTTCAGCTAAAGCCAAAAGAACAACCACACGAAGAACCACAAGAACTGAACATTGATTTTATGATAGAAAAAGAAAATACAAAGTTAAGAAGAATTAAAGAGGCCTATGAGGAAGGTGTTTATAACCTTACTGAATTTAAGCAGAGAAAAGAGTCAATTGAAAGCAAGATACATTCATTACAAAAGCAAAATAAACCACCAGAGCCTAAGCCAGACCACCTTTTAGCGAAGAAAAAACTAATGAGCAGAAGAAAAGAAATTATCTCTACTCTTAAAAGTAAGTCAACTCCTGAAGTGGAAAAAAACGCATTGCTATGCACTTTTATCGATAAAATCATCTTCAATCGTTCCCTATCTTCCGTTGAGTTATTTTTCTGTTTTTGA